GTTCGAATCTTTCAGCGGCCAAATGCTTAGGCTGTTCAATCGCGGCCATGAGGAAGAAAGGCGCTTTGTTCGCTGGCTAGAAGGCGCAGGCTTTGAAGTTCGCGAGATCGATCCGGTAACTAAAAAGCAGTTTAGAATTGTGGGCTGCAAAGGCCATTTCGGCGGATCGCTTGATAGCATGATGAAACCGCCAGCTAAATACGGTATTCCTGAAGAATATATGATTTGGCTTGGCGAGTTTAAGACGCACAACGAAAAGAGCTTTGCTAAGCTGGCGGGTAAAGAGCCTAAAGACAAATCTAGGCCGCGAATGGGCGGGCAAGGTGTTAAGCTCGCCAAGCCGCAGCATTATAAGCAAATGTGTAGCTACGGGCGAGCTTATCAGTTTCGCTATGGCCTTTACTGTGCCGTCAATAAGAACACAGACGAACTTTACTTTGAGATTGTCCAACTGGATTGGAACCAAGCGGACGATTTATTCCGTAAAGCTGAAAGCATCATCTTCAGCCCTAGACAGCCGCAAAAGATCGCAATGACCGAAGCGTTCTTTGACTGCAAATATTGTGCATATGCTGGAATTTGCCATCGCGGCGAAGTGCCCACAAAGAATTGTCGCAGTTGCAAGAGCGCGGAGCCTGTAGACGGCGGGCAATGGTTTTGCCATCGACACAGCGCTATTATTCCAGATAGTTTGATTGGTAGCGGCTGCGATAGCTGGGATCGAATAATCTAATGCAGCTTCGTTGGTATCAAGAGGAAGCTATACAAGCGGTTTTTGATTATTTCGATCATCCTAAGCGCGCGCATAGCTTGGAACCTGCCAACCCGCTTGTTTGCTTGCCTACTGGCACAGGCAAGAGCCTTGTTATTGGCGGCTTTGTTAAGCGAGCATTGGAGCGTTACCCAGGCACGCGCGTTATTATGTCAACGCACGTAAAAGAGCTTATTAAGCAGAATGCCGCTAAGTTAAAGGAAGCTTGGCCGCTTGCTCCGCTCGGTATTTATAGTGCTGGGCTAGATAAGCGCGATACCGCCGCGCCCATTATATTTGGTGGCGTGCAATCGATGGTTAAGAAGTTTCCGCTTTTCGGTAAGCGAGACTTGCTTATTATCGATGAAGCGCACTTGCTGGCGGAGGAAGGCAATTACCTTAAGTTTATTCAAGAGCTAACCCAAGGGCCGCAAGATTGCGATCCAAATAGCCCTAACATAAATCCCTATCTTAAGATAATCGGCCTAACAGCTACTCCGTATCGGCTTGGTCTAGGTTTAATGACCAACGGCAAAATCTTTACGGACATCGTTTATGATCTTTGTAATATTGACGGCTTCAACCGGCTAATTGCCGAAGGCTATCTTTGCCCATTGATCCCGAAAAAGACTAAGACTGAACTAGATGTTTCTAATGTCGGTAAATCCGGCGGAGACTATAACCAAGGACAATTGCAAGATGCTGTCGATAAATACGAAACAACCTTTGAAGCGCTCAAGGAAGTCGTTGAGTTTGGATACAATAGGCGATCATGGCTTATATTTGCTTCTGGCGTTGAACATGCTGACCATATCGCAGATATGCTTAACAGCATCTTTAATATCCCTACCGTTGCAATACACAGCAAGAAATCTGAAGGCGATAACGAAAGAAACCTAGCGGCTTGGAAAAGTGGCGAAGTTCGCGCGGCGGTAAATATGAATACGCTAACAACTGGCGTAGATCATCCAGCTTGTGATTTAATCGGCATGTTGCGCCCCACTATGTCAACTGGCTTATGGGTGCAAATGCTAGGCAGAGGGACTAGACCTTGTGACGGAAAAACAAACTGCCTTGTTCTTGATTTTGCTGGCAACACACGGCGGCTTGGCCCTATTAATGATCCTGTCATTCCAAAGCTTAAAGGCAACGGCCCACCAGGGGACGCGCCGGTTAGAATTTGTCCTGCTTGCGGTGTATATAATCACGCAAGCGCTCGCGTGTGTTTGGCTTGTGGCACAGAATTTACATTCGCTGAAAAGCTTAATCAGTCGGCTTCTACTCTTGAACTAATCGCTTCCGATCTTCCGCAGATTGAGGCTTTCAAAGTTGACCGCGTTGTCATGGTGCCTCACACTTCGAAGGCTGGAAATGAAACGATCAAAGTAGCTTATTATTGTGGGTTTAAGACGTTCTATGAATACTTGAACTTTGAAGCTAACACGCCGCTAGTTAAGCATAAGTCTCGCGATTGGTTTAGACAGCGCTATCATTATCAAACGCCAAACTATACTTGGGACAAAGATTGCCCTGATACTAACGCGGAAGTATTAAAGCTAGCGGCGGAGCTTAGATGGCCTAAACAAATATCTGTTTGGGTAAATAAGCAAATGCCGGAGATTATGGCTCATGAGTTCTGACAGACTTGTAACCATAACTATAAGTATCGCTAAAAATGGCGATATTCATGAAGATACACAATGCCACGGCAATAGCTGGGCGGAAGTCTATCGCGGCAAATGTTTAGCTCTAGATCGATTAAAGTTTCTGGTTGAGGAAAACAAACAATGTCCGTTTCATCCAACAAAGAATTAGTTGAACGACTTGAAGTCGTATCAAACAAGATAATTGATAACATGGTAACAGCTTGTCAAATCGCGATTAAAACTTGTGTTACTTGCGATAGCTTTAATCAAGTTAAAGAAACTTGCAATCTTAACGGCTTGCGTCCGCCAGCTAAAATAATAGCTTTTGGTTGTGAATGCTTTACACAAGATGTGCCGTTTTGACTTCTGAAGAATACATTGAAGCTTTGCATACTATGACCAAGCAAGAAAGGATTGCTTGGCGAGATAAAACCGATCATGAACGGCAGCAAGCGGCGGCTCTAGATCGGCAACACGGCGGAACGCGCTTGTATGATTTCACTATTGAATGGGAAAGGCAACTTATGGCACGCGGTAGAAAAAGGGAAGCAACTTCACAAGCAGCTAATCTTGTAAAGGCTCTAAACTTCGTTAAGGTTGGAACTAGCGAAGTTGAAGAATATATGAAGTTCGTAAGACTTCAAAACAACTTTGCAATTACTTTCAACGGGCAGATTTCGGCGGGGCATCCGATCGCTGAAGAATTGAGCGTTTGCCCACAATTAGACAAGCTTTTGCACGCGCTCAATCGTTGCGGTTCATCGCTCGTTATATCGGAAACGCCAACCCGCCAGCTATCAGTTAAAGGCGACAAGCTGCGCGCTATTATTCAATGTCACAGCACGGCTTTACCTGATAGCGCGCCGGATCAACCTTGTGCGGTTATTGACGATCGAATTAAAGACGCCTTGCGGGTTTGTGGCACCTTGGCTAGCGAAGCTGGGCAGCGTGTAATTGAAGCCTCGCTATTGCTAGAAGCGAATGTTTGCACTGGCACCAACGGCGCAGCCATTTTGCAGTATTGGCATGGGATCGATTTGCCACCGCAGATTGTCTTGCCTAAAGTATTCTGCGAAGCTGTTGCTGGCGTTGATAGCAAGCTTACCGGGTTCGGCTTCAAGTGGAGTGACGACCTTAGCAAAGTCTCAAGCGTTACATTCTGGTTTGACGGCGGCGCTTGGATCAAGACGCAATGCTACGCTGATCGCTGGCCAGATGTTTCTAAGGTGCTTAACGTTGAAAGCTCCCCTACCGATGTTCTTACCGGCTTAGTTGAAGCTATTGAGGCTGTCTCACACTTTAACGACGATGGTTATGTTGTGTTTCGCGAAGGCAAAGTTTGCAGCCATGAAGTTGAAGACGTTGGCGCAGAATATGAAGTTGCTGGCTTGCAAGGTGGCAAGAAATTCGCTGGCAAACTTGCTAAGCAAGTAATGCCTTTCGTCAAGCGGATTGACCTTGCAACTTATCACGATCGAGCTATCATCTTTGGCGATAACGTACGCGGGGCGATCATGTGTGTTGATGTTAAACAGCCGCAACAGCAGCCGCAAAATGCGGGCTGGGCTGGACCCGTCCCGAATATTAGCGGCGGTTCTACAGATTATATATGCCCAGCTTGCGGCAATGCTGGCTGCGAAGAATGTATAATTGACTAATGCTTTTCTTTGATAACTCCAGGCCAGATAGACGGAAGCGGGCTTATAAATATAGCCCGCCTACGTTTGAAGCTTCGCCTATACCGCCAGCTAAAACTTATGAACTGCTTACGTTTGATGATCTATTCAACGGGCAAGAGCGCGAGCTTATCTTTGACGTTGAAAGCTACATCAACTATTTTCTAGTTTCGTTTAAGTGTATAGCCAGCGGCAAAGTTATATTCTTTGAAGACGCAGAAGATCGCGTTGTTAATACGCAGCTTCTTAGCTATATCATGTATCGTTATAAGTTGATTGGCTTCAATAGTCGCACTTACGATTTGCCGATTTTGCTGATCGCGTTGCAAGGCGTTCGCGCCGCCAAGCTTAAAGAAATAAGCAACGAAATTATCAAAGGCGATATGCAAGCTTATGAGGTTGAGCGCAAATACGGCGTTCGCGCTCCCCATATCAATCATATTGATCTTATCGAAGTCGCGCCGATCACGGCTAGCCTTAAGATTTACGCGGGCCGTTTGCATTGCGAGCGCATGCAAGATTTGCCATTCCCTGAAGACGCTGTGCTAACCTTCGATCAAGCTATGATCGTTCGCGATTATAACATAAACGATCTAGACAATACGCTGTTGCTGTACAATCATCTTAAAGAAAGTATCGAGCTACGCGAGGAACTAGGGCGCGAATATAATCAAGATTTGCGCAGCAAGTCGGATGCTCAGATAGCCGAAGCTGTTATTGTTAGCGAACTTGAAAAGCTAGGTGTTAGCGCAGATAAACCTAAGTATGATGTCGGCTATGAATTTTACTATCAGGTTCCCGACTTTATCGAGTTTCAAACGCCGCAGTTTCGGCACGCGCTCGATGTCGTCCGATCGACGCCGTTCATTGTGGGCAATTCGGGCGCTGCAACCTGCCCCGAAGCGATCTCAGCGCTTTTACCGACCCTAGACGGGAAAACATACGTCCTGGGCGTCGGGGGGCTTCACAGCACGGAAAAAAGCGCCGCGCATCGGGCCGACGAAACGACCCTTTTGATTGACCGCGATGTCGCTAGTTTTTATCCGCAGATTATCCTTAACCTTAGCCTTTACCCGGATCATTTGGGTGAAGGTTTCCTAAAGGTTTATAAGTCTATCGTTGATCGCCGTCTAACGGCCAAGTTCAAATCTAGCGAATGCAAAAAGAAAGGCGACAAGGAAGGCGCTCGCTATTGGAAAGCTGTTAGCGATAGCCTTAAGATCGTTATCAACGGAACCTTCGGTAAGCTTGGCAATTTCTATAGCAAGCTATACGCTCCGCACTTGCTGACGCAAGTTACCGTGACGGGCCAGCTATCGCTTATGATGCTGATCGAAATGGTTGTTATGGCAGGCTTTGAAGTTATCTCAGCCAACACAGATGGTATAGTTATAAAATGCCCAAAACATCTTTATAAAGAACTTGAAGCTGTTGTTATAATTTGGGAAGAAAAAACAGGCTTCCTTACTGAAGAAACCCGTTACAGAGGTTTGTTGAGCCGCGACGTTAATAATTATTATGCGTTCACAGAAGACGGCGAAGTTAAAACCAAAGGCGTTTATAGCGAAGTCGGGAGCGCTCTAAACAGTCCGCTTAGCAAAAACCCTGAAAGCTATATATGTAGTTTAGCTGTGCAAGAATTTATAGGTAAGGGTATACCAATTAACGAGACTATCTTTAACGGAGGTGTTAACTGTGAAACGAAGCATTACCCCACAATTATCAGCCGGTTCGTCAATGTCCGCACTGTCAAGGGTGGCGCGGCCAAAGACGGAATATATTTGGGAAAAGCTATCAGATGGTATTACAGCAAGGCCGTTAAAGGAACCATCCAATATATACTTAGCGGAAATAACGTGCCCAGAAGTGAAGGCGCGCAACCGCTAATGATTATGCCAAGTGAAGGCTTGCCGCCTGATCTTGATTATGACCATTACATTAACGAGGCGAACGACATACTTTACGATATCGGGTATTACGTTCGCCCCGCTAAGCAGAAGTTAATTTAAGCTTGCGCTGCTATCAACAACCCAAGCGAGAAGGTCAACATAGATACCGCTATTGCTGCCAGCGCCGCCCCAACCGATGTTAGTTGGTGTTATGTAAGAAGCGCGGCTAAAACTGGTTATGTTTATCCAGTTGTCGCCGTCTAAGCTAAAATCGAAATAAAGCGTCGTTCCGTCATCGCGAAGCTGCGCCCAAAACAATTCATTTCTAATTGTTGCTGCTCCCCAATAATCATTGCTCGTAACAGTTGTGTTATCGGTCGTGACATTGGTTATTTTTTGAACACGCAAACGCGAACTTCCAGTTCCGTTACAACCGACGCAACTCTCCACGCCAGCTAGCTTAGTGCCGTCATAAAAATACAAACCTTTAGTCCAAGCTGTAGTAGCTGCTTCAGTTGTTGCTGTGCCTCTAAGTAAAGCTCGAACGCGGTAGGGCGTTGACGGGATTGCGATCTTAAGCAAACGCCAATTTAGCGTAGTGCTTGGCGTTGTCATTAATATAGGGCCGCTTGAAGTCTTTTGCAGGGAAGTTGACGTGCTTTGATTTACCCAAGCGAAGCTAGCGACAGCCGGAACCGTGTAGCTGCTACCGCCGCCGCTGCCGCTAGGAGTGACCCAGGAAGGGTTTGCACTAGCTCCGCCTGTTTGGAGTACCTGACCCGCCGTTCCCGTGCCTAGCGCGGCCCAGGCGGACGAACCGCGATAGAGGATTTGCCCCTGCGTGCTGCCGAACGCGCGATCGATCAGCGATGTAAGCGTGGTGTCGGCGGGAGCGGCTGTTGAGCCTGTAGAGTTACCAACAACGTTACCGGAACCAACGCTGCTAACACCAGCGCCTAACGGCCCTACAGTCGAGCCGTTAATCCTTCCGTAAAGCCCGCTTGTTGTTGTCCAAAGATCCCCGTCAGTTGGAGAAGTTGGGGCTGTGCCGTGAGGCAAGTTAATAGAAGCGTTAGCGGTTGTTGGAGCTTGCAACTGTAACGCGGTTGCCGATGGAATTTGTTTGACTTGGCCGCTTTCGATCACAAGCGGTTTATCAGCAGCGTAAGCCGCAACACTTAGCCCACAAAGAGCAGCAAAACTTAGAAATCGTTTTAGCATATTACAGCCCTACCATGACTTTAGGATTGAACAATAAAGTGGTTGTTGACAAAGCAATTCCAATTTCTTGTACGCCATTGCCAGCGCCGGAGGGTGGAGTAACTGTTATAGCTCCGCCCGTTGTGTCTAGCCAGTAAGTTGCGCCAGCGGTCAAGCCTACCAAGCCTGTAATTATCTGGCCAGCAAAGTAAACCGTAGCAGCAACGCCAGAACCAAAAGCGGCAAGCACAAAGCAATTAGCAGGCTTGCTAGTATCTGTAGCGTTAGCCTTGCGAACTTTAGCCCCGCTGCTTGCGTAAATGTTGCAGACATTTCCAGCGCTCAAAGCCTCAGTTGTTGTTATGCCCGACGAT